GGTTACGGTGTCACGAAGATATAACCAAATACTTCTTTCCTGAAGCTGAGCTGAGCAAGCTACAACGCAGCCAAGTTAAGATGGTCGCTTTTGAGGATTACGTGGTAAGTATCCAAGCAGCCGCGGGCTATATGGATGGTGCTACCTTAGTTACACATAGGATAGGTAATGAAATAGGCATGATCGAGTCCGATTCCTTTGTGGATAGTTGGACGATCCCTAGAACATTTAAGTATTACATTCCTACTGTGGCAGGAGACTGTGGAGCTCCTATTCTGATAATTAATCCGACTATAAGTCCTTATAAGATAATTGGCATGCATGTAGCTGGCGATGAGCGAAGAGCAATTGGTATTTGCAACACCATAAGTCGTGAAGACATTGAGAATGTTATCTCTGACGCTGTGGCGCAATCTGGTGGCATGCATGAATTGGCTGGCTTCAAGATTATTGAGGAAGGCGTACCTACCGTATACCAACCTTCTGTGTCTAAGATCGTTAAGAGTCCACTTTATGAAAGGTGGGGCAAAGCCAAAAAGGCTCCGGCATTGTTGCGCGTTAGGCAGTATGACGATGTGGTGATAAATCCCTTTATGAATGCTATTCAAGGCTATAGAGGCGCCTCTCGTCAGATTGACGGGCGCTTAGTTAGGTTGGCCAGGGATAGCGTTATAAGTAAGTTACAACGTATGCCACGTGAGGTGTGGGGAGTTCAGTTAGACCGTCTGTTCACATTTAGGGAAGCAGTAGCAGGTATTCCTGGAATTGCTTTTTGCGATGGCATCCCGAGGGACACTAGTCCAGGCTATCCTTACGTATTACACACGCAAGGCAAGCGAGGGAAGACTAGATGGTTTGGTTCCGAAGGTGATTATAAATTTGAGAGCGCTGCTAAAGAGGTTGAATTGGATGTGAATGACCACCTCAAGAGGATGCGCGATGGAGAAGTCGTGCATCATGTATGTATGGATATTCTCAAGGACGAATTGAGACCTATTGAAAAAGTCCAGACTGGTAAAACACGTCTCATTAGCGGCACACCAATGTGTTGTGTTATTGAGGGGCGAATGCTTTGTTTAGGTTTTACCTGCTCCTATATGCACAATCGAATAGAGAATGGTTCAGCCGTTGGCATGAATCCATACTCTTATGAGTGGCATGAGATGTCTCGGCGTCTTAAGTCCAAAGGTGATAAGGTTCTTGCTGGGGATATTTCTGGTTTAGATAAGAATGAACAGCATTGCATTATGTTAGCTATATGTGATATAATAAATTGGTGGTATGATGATGACGACACAGATACTAGATTGCGTAAGTTTCACGATTTGATGAACTCATATCATATCTTCCAAGGTACTATTTACCAGTGGGAAAAGAATCTCCCTTCAGGTGATTTTCTAACCATTGTACTTAATACTTTATATATACATATTGCTGTACGCATATGCTGGTTGTTGTTAGCTGAACCAGAAGGTTACACCATAGAGGACTTTGACCATCATGTTGAGTTGCAAGTTGTTGGTGATGATAATATTATGAATGTTAGTGATGAGGCTATTGAGTTCTTTAATCAACAGACTTTAGCTTCAGCTATGTCACGCATTTATCTCACTTACACTGATGAAAATAAAACTGAAGGTGAGGTTCCAAAGTATCGCACTTTGGAAGAGTGCACTTTTCTTAAGAGGACGTTTAGATATGATCATGATGTCAATCGTTATGTGGGAGCTTTGAGCTTGGAAACAATCTTGGAGATGCCGTATTGGACGCAGCGTCATGATTCGAATTGGACGATTCTTAAGGATAAGGTGGAGATAGCATTGCAAGAGCTTAGTTTACATGATCAACGTACATTTGAGATTTGGGCTCCTAAGATTCTTTCTGCTTGTTCTAAAATGCTATGCTGGAGACCGAAAGTGGTAGATTACCACGAGCTCAAGTGGCGAACTTTAAACATACAGGCCATTGTATGACTATATGGCAGAGCCATTCAGTGTTTCATTTGTATTTACACGGAAAATTATCCTTTCTTTTATGGCGTGCAACTGAGTATTGAATGTTGGGTTTATTTGTATATATTGATCCAATTGGTGATGTTGGTTACTAGTGATGGGTTTATGATATATTCCACTATCGCTTTGTCTTTACCCAGACCTATTGGTGTGCGGGACTTGTATTATTCTTATCCATTTAGATGGGGTAGAGTGGTTTATTGTTTCTGTTATTTGTGCTCTGTGGTGTGCCTCGCGTTATGTGATTGTGTTAGTGTTTCTATTCAAAACCATGGCTTATGTTTCGGCTTGTGGTCTTCTAGACTGAAAAACTTACGAGGAAGGACAATGCACCCCCTTCCCAGAGTAGGTGAGGATGTCAATGACGAAGTTATGTTAGATCCAGAACCTAGTACTTCTTTATATTCCTGTGTTGTACTAGTAACAGGGCGTGAGAAACGACGATATTGCTCAGGTTTGTTGGATATTTTCCTTGAAAATAAAATCCTTCCCAGAAAGTTATGGGTATGCTACTGGGTGACTTTACTAACCCTTATTTATTTATCGCTGGTTCGTAGTAGCTTAGGTGAAAGAACTGGCAACCATGTAATTGCTTTTAAAATGAATACAAACAATGATCAATCTGGTGTTTTAGATGAGATGAATGGAGATGTTAAACAAATTACGACTCAGCATGACGAGAGACGTCCTGTACGTATAACGTACGACGATCCAAAGTCTCTCCCCTATCGTTTGGGAGCTGGTGCTCGTGATAATCGGTTACATACTATTAAGGACATTATTGGACGTCCTATTCCTCTTTACAAAGCCCTGTGGCAGAGTACTTCTGTGGCGGGCACTGTGGTGATGTTGTCTTACTTACCACAGGATCCATTGTCTTACGTTATGAACAACGTTAAAGTGTCAGGATTTTTAGGTTTTAAAGCTGATTTCGTTATACGCTTGCAGGTTAATGGAAACAGATTTCAGCAAGGCAGACTAATGTTAGGGTTTGTTCCTGGCGAGCCATATTATAATGCTGTTCCAGCATTACAAGTTGATCCAAGGGCTGCTCTTACATTGAACAGTTTATCCAGAGCTTCT